TCCCCCTGCTGCTTACGCAGCGATAGGCTGTTCTAAGAAAACGGACGCACCGACGCTCCAGCCCGCACCGCCCGCAGAATTGCTCAAATTCAAGCAATCCGCACCGCAGTTCTCGCCATTGGCACAGCTACCGCCGACAAGGGCGACCGCAGTAATTCCGGCATTCCACCAAAAATAGTCACATGTGTATGTGCTACTGCTGCCACCTATTGAATTGACAATGCGTCCGAATCTGCTTGACTTTGTTCCTTTCTGATAACCGTTGCCGGATGATGTGAATGTGATTCCGACCTTTTCAAAGTCCTTTCCTGTCAGATTGTACGGTGGTGTCATCTTTGCAAGGATTTCACCGCCTACCATCAACAGACCGTTGATTCTATCCCAACGGTTGCCCCACGGTTTTTCCATGTAGAACACTTTGACCTCATGTGTTGTGTCGTTATATCCGAAAAACTGTCCTTTGTCCTTGAGTGTTCCGGTTGCAAGATGCCCGTAATTCTGTGATGCGTCGTTCACATATCCGGATGTCTGACCCTGTCCGAATGCAGTCTGTGAATTGTCTGTCTTTGACATAATCTTGAGCATACAATTCAACAGGTTTCGTTTGCTCCATGAGCCGATATTCCATCCCGCACCGTTTGCCTTTGCTCTTGCAATCTCTGTTGATGCGTTTGTGTTATACATGAGTGCCTGTCCTGCAAGTGAGCGGATGCGTGTTCCATCATACGAACCGCCAAACATCGGGAAATAGAGTTTGTCCGCATGTGAACCGTCCTCTCTGACATATGCGTCATCGTTGTATGATTCATCGTACTGGACGTTTGAAATAATCATGTACTCATAGTTTCCGACTTCAAACTGTGAGAGCCAAATCTTGCCCTTGTCACCGCTGCCATCGAATACACTCATTGCATTTCCTCCGTATGCCGTGTTTGAGACATCGGATGCCGTTTTTCCGTCTGCTTTCTTTGTGTGGTCGTTCGGGTCGAGTTTATAATCTTCTGTACCGTCATATTTGACCATTGCCGGATAATTGTTCTTTACAAAAAAGACGTTTCCCCAGTCTCCAAAATCGAACCGTCCGGCAGAATAATTCATCGCAGCGGGTGTCATTCCCACCGCATCGAAAAGATATGTGCATCGTGTCGCCGGATTGCTGTCATTTTTGTTGATTTTCATTCCGTAACGCTTTACACCCTTTATTCTTACATCTTCCCCGACTGCTGCCAGTATAGCGTTTGTATTCGCATATGTGCGGTCGAGTGTGTCTTTGTCTGCTACTTTTACAATCAAGTCTCCACTTGCCATTTTTTACGCCTCCCTTATCGTCAAAATTCCATCCTCAACCGTGAGGACACATGATTTCTTTGTGACGGTGTCAACCATAGTGTTGAGACCGTTCACAATGCCTTGACACGCTTTTGCTGCTGCACTCGCTGTCGACGCTGCATTGTTTGCCGTTGCTGCTGCACCGTTTGCACTGTTCGTCGCCTCTGTCATGTTCTTGCTGAAATTGTTCACGGTGTTCATATATCCCTGTGTCAATGTCAGTATTTCCTCATAACGGGCATTGTTGACGATAATCGGCAGGTCAAAGAATTTCTTTTTACCATCTCCCTGTCTGATTTGATAATGACCGGATGCATCAAGTTCAACTCCGATTTCTCTTTCCTTGAGAATCAGAGTGTCCTCAACTGCTTTCCAGTCTGCCGTTGTTCCGGTGCATGGTCTGATTGCTGCCATTGTTCAACCTCCTTTGCTCCGTGATTATGGAATATATCACACAATCACTCCTTTGTGTTCGTTTCGCCGTCTGTTTCCAGTATCGTGGAATTATACTGCTAATTGTCGGGAGGTCGGCGTTCCTCCGTCAAAATCAACACCCTCATTCGCATTTCTGACCTGTGGTGTTGCTCCATCAATGAAAATCGGTGTCACTGTTCGCAGATACGGTGTTTCGCCGTCACAATCAAGATACATACTCGAATATAAAGCCTCGGCACGGTTGAAATAGTCCTGCACACTCTCAAGGATTTTCTCTGCTGATGCAAGCAGTGAATTTTGAATCGTGTCATCAATATCCTTTTTGTCCTGCTCGACCTGTTTCTTTGCCTCTGCAACTGCTGTCTGCATCTGTGACACATCCTGTCGAATCTGCGTCGCCGTGTTCAATGTCGCCTCAAGTTGCTCTTGATTCTGCAATGCATCCTCTGCCCGCTCTGTAACCTCTTTGCAGGCTGTTGTCGCCTTTTTGGATGCATCTGTTGCCTCATTCGTATTCTTGACCGCCTGTGAGGTGTCCTGCTGCCTCTGCTGCTCCTGTTGGATGCGGGTGTTCTCATTTTCCTGTCGCTTATTTTCTGCCGTCACCCTTGCCTGTTCCGCTTTCACTCTCGCATTCTCTGCGGTCACTCTTGCGGATTCCGCTTTCTTGACTGCTGCATCTGTGTCATCAATATTCTTGATGTGTCCTGCAATCCGGTTCTCAAGGTCTGTGAACTCATTCGCTGACAAGATAGCATTTTCATTCCTCTGTGACGGTTCAATCTCCATTGTGAATGATGCTGATGTGATAACCTGTGAATCATCGCTTGTCCGGATTTCAATGTCGCAATACGCCGTTCCGGAGGCTGCAAGTGCTTGATTCGTCAATTCGACTGTCACATCCGAACCGGAATATGAACATGTGTTATACACATGCTTTCCGTCCGGCTTTGTGATGTTGATGACCGCTCTCGCACCCGTCGGGATTGCGTACGGTTCACCGTTGTTGAGCAGTCTTGCGACAATGAATCGTGTTGCCTTGTCTCCCTGCTTTGCAGATACCAAATATCTTTTGGTGTCTCCGGACATTTCAAGATTGATGTTCGTTGTCAGTTTCGTCAATGCTGCCATGCTCTCACCTCCTCTCGGTGTTTACTTCTTATTCCTCCGGATTCTCCGGTTCATCCTGCTCCGGATGCTCCTCGTCCGGTTCTGTTTTCAGAACTCTCTTTGCTGCTTTCTTTGCCTTTTCAAGTTCCTCGTTTTTTTCTGCCATCATTGTATTTGTTGAGTTTATGAGTTCAATCTTTGCCTCACTCCTTACCTCTGCCAGTACGGAGGACAAAACTCCGTCCATGATGCACGGAGGCAATGCATGTCTTTTCTGTATCGTCTCCATGGCGTTGAGGATTTCTCCCTTTGCACATTCAATTCTTACTGCAAGCGGTGTATTCATGATTATTCCTCCTTTGCTGCCTGTGTCGCTGTTTGTGCTGCAAGCAGCATGTCAAGTTTCTTGTCAATACTCTGCAAGAGTTCTGTGTTTGTCTCCTCTGCTGATTCCCTCGTCACAACCTCTGCTGTTTCGTTTGGTCTTGAGTTGTCGGTAGCATCTTCCGGAATTTTATACTCCGGTTCTGCTGCTCGTTTGACTTCCTCTGTCTGAATATTTTCGTCATTCATCTGCATTTCTTTTCCTCCTGTTTTATCCATTGCTCCATGTTCCGGACACTAATATTCCTCTTTTGAACTCAAGCGTCGCCGTTGACCACTTTGTCAGTTTCCCGTCGCTGCCTACTTCTAAAGGTTGTTTGAATGTTAGCGTTCCACTTATTGAGCCATCCTCAAAACTTACATTCCTTAATGTGAAGAAATGCATGTTGATGTCTGCCCCTGCATGTAGCATGTTCGCCTCGTAATTCCCACACTGCTGTGTGCAGTACGACCATTTCATCGTGTACACATCTGCATTCTGCGATTCTTTATTTGACCATGACATATACGCAGTGTTGTACTCAATATCAAAAACAAGTCCTCTCTGACTGTCGTTGTCTTTCATCGTGTTCGTTCCGATTTTTCCGACATAATATCCGTCACGATAGAAATGAGTTCCGTTGTAGTCAAATCGTGTTCTTTTTTGGTTATCCGTAATCGTTCCGGTGTACATCGTGATTGCGGTCGAATCAAACTGCATGTACGAACTGCCTTTATTAAATGCAATTCGGACATTGTATGCGTTCTGTGTGATTAGTGTTCCGAAATCATCGCTGTTCACTTTTTTGTTGACCTCGGAGGTTATTTCCTCCGCAGTCACTTGAATCTTTGCATCCGCATACAATGAATACAGTCCTAATACCTCAATATCCGTGATATACACGGGTGCGTTCTGTGTGTATGCGTAAATGTAAATATATTTCGTTCCCTCTGATACCGTGATTTCACGTTCAATCGTCGTGAACTCTTTGCTCTTTAACATTCCGGAGGATGTCGTTGAATAACTTCCCAACGCCCCCACCTGCACCCTTGCCGTGCTTTCGTACCCTGCTGCTGTTGCTGCCTTATATCTCACACGATATGTTCCCGCAGGTATTTTCCCTAAATTCTGCCGTATATAGGAACTGCTTGAGGATGTTTTCAGTATTTTTGCAACCGTACCCAAACCGGACACATCCATCACGGAGTTGTTTGTCTCGTCATTGTTGTACCAATTATCATCAAACCCGTTTGAAAAATCTCCGTTCACAACATAGTTGTGCATCGAATTTTCCTCCACATGTTTGACCTCTTGTGAGATTTCATCCTTTGTCGCTTTTATCAACGAATCCATCTCGACCTGCGTATAATAATTTTTCAGTTTATAGGAAACGCCCTCCTCAATAGCCTCTTTTGATGCCGTGATTTTGGTTTCTATTTCCTCCGTGGTCGAATAACTCTCAAGGACTTTCTTTGTCGCCCTGTTTGAGATGGAGACCGCCTCCTCCGTGGCTGCTGCCGTCTCCTCTTTCTGAATCTCTGCGAATGTCTTTCTCGCATTGGAAATCTCAACCGTGTTCTTTTCCGGCGATTCCGGATATTCTGTGATTTTGACAATCCTCTGCTTTTCCCTCGTCCTCGTTTTCTTTGACACAAGTGTGACCGTGTCTCCGATTCCGTATGAGAGAATGTCTTTGTATTCCTCTGACGCTTTCGCAAGGTCGACCACCTCTGCGGTGTATGCCTTGTATGGTCTTGACATTTCCTCAATCTTTGCTGTCGCATCCTCAATCAGACTTGTGGTATTGGTATATCTTTCGTCTTTCCAAACATACGCCTTGATTTTGGAACTGTACTGAAAATTGTCGATGTAATCTTTTCCGGTCAACCATTCCGGTGTGATGCCGTCCTTGCCTATCGGATAGATTCTTGTGTAAAAATCGTATGTGTCCGACTTCAATGATATTTTCCGGAGGTTCAACCCCTCCATGAAATAACACCCTTTGTCGCTGCCTATCCGGTCATATATGTCGATTGTCTTTGTCAGTGAATGGATGATGCACTCGCAGCGGTATGTTGTGAGGCACTTTTGCAGGACATCCCATGCGGTGACACTCTCCTGCTCGTCGATGGTTCTTTTCTTTGTGACGGTACATATTCCGACATGCCATCCCGTACCCTCAAATGCAAACTCAAGACATGCCTTGATTGTCTGCTCCTGTGATTCAAAACCATACGGGAACGCTGTTCCCTCCAACTCCTCGACATTGAGAACTGCTGTGTATTTGTTGAATTGTTCTCCCTTTTCAACCGCTTTGATGACATATTCGTCCGTTTTGGTGTGTATATAATATTCTTCTTTTAACAGGTCAACCAACGCTCCCGCTGCCGGATAACTGAACGACAACTCTTTGTCTCCGGAATCCAGTGTCGTGGTGATTTCTCTGTCCTTGAATCCGGACAATGTTCCGATTCTTTTCTTTTTGTCGTTAAAAATCTGCAATGCTCTCACCTCCTAAATCCACATAGGCGTGTATCTGATAGTCACTCTCGCCTTTGTGTTGGAGAATGTGAGTGCTGTTTCTCCGGTCTTTAATACCGGAAACGTCCACATGTTCACCTTGTCGAATGCATTTGCCCCGTCGATTGTCACAAGTCCTGTCTTTGCATCTATCACAACCGTCTTTCCTGCTGCCAAACTCTCAATGATGATGTCATCCTCTCCCAGTCCGGTGATTGTGTAATTCGTCAAGGCACTCTTTGCATATACCTCCACAACGCACGGAGCGTCTCTTGTACCCACTTTATAGAACGATGCAGAGGTTTTCCCGTCGAATGTGATTGAGAGGTCGTCATCGACGAAAAAGCCGTCAAATTCGAGGTTTACAATGTATCTCTGTTTTACATTCTTTTTTTCGTAGTCATTTGTTGTGATGAATCCGATGTATGTTCCTTTGTAGCCGTCGAGTTCCATCTTGCAAGCCTTTGTGAAATTGCTCATGAACTCTGATGCAGCACGGATGATGTTGTTCCTGTCCTTGCCTTTGAAATATATTGACAGTTTCAAATGACCCATCTGAACCTCTGTCTCAAATTCCGTCGGCAGTGCTGCACTCGTCAGCCATTCATAAGAATTTGAAAAAGAGGGAGGCTGCACATCGGCGGTCAACTGCTTTGCATCGTATTTCTTGATGTCTATTCCGTTTATTTTCATCGCCCTGTTTTACCTCCCTTTTCGCTTATTTATTACCATTTCCGCATCAACCTTTGACACGGTTCTGCTTGCTATTTCGTCGCCGTCAATGTATGTGTGATTCGTTACATACACAACTTGCGATTTCTGTACTGCATCCAGTTTCTTGTCAAGGATGCTGTTCAATTTGTTGTAAAATTCCGCAAGAGGCAATATTGCCTCGTCTCCTGCCTCGCCTCCTACCATGAGACTGTTTCCGTTGATTCCGAACACGGTCGGATTCGTCATGATACCGCCGTTTTTGTACCATTCAATCGAGAATGACGGGAGTGAGCCTTTTCCTCCGATTCCGTATGGTGCTTTTCCTCCGTTTACACTGATGTGTGGGAGGTTCAAATGTGGCAATGACCACTTGAAATTGAACACGCCCTTGATTTTCTCAATCACGCTCGAAACAGTAGACTTTGCACTTTCTAATTTTGACGAAAATGCACCCTTGATGTCGTCAAGCACCGATGACACGGTTGACTTTGCTGCTCCCATTTTTGAGGAAAACGCCGACTTGATACTGTCGAGTTTTCCACCCGTCAGAGTGTTCGCCGTACCCATGAGAGAGTTCATTGTGTCTTTTATGCCCGTAAACGTAGCAGACACAATTCCCTTGATTCCCCCGCCTTTTTCACTGTATGCGGATTTCATGTGGTCGAGTTTTGTTGACACATTGGACTTTGCTGTTTCCATGAGGGAGGTCGCTTTGTCCTTTATATTCGTGAAATCAGTCGACCATTTTGATTTTATCTCCGAAACTTTTGAGGAGAATCCGGATTTGATTTCCGTCAATTTATTCGTTGCATTATTTTTCCATTCCGTCATTTTTGTCGTGACGGTGGTTTTCATATTCTCCCAACCTTTCGAGACATTGGACTTGATGTCTGAAACCTTTGTCGAAAAATTTGACTTGATTTCATTCAGTTTGTTCGATGCGTTGGTTTTCCATTCCGTCATTTTTGTCGTGACGGTAGTTTTCATATTTTCCCAACCATCGGAAACCTTTGTTTTGATTTCCGATGTCTTTTCAGAGAATTTTGATTTGATTTCAGAGAGTTTTCCTCCGGACAAATTATCAACGAATGTGAATCCTGCTGAATAATATCCTTTGATTCCCTCCCATCCGGCAGCGACAACGCCCTTGATACCTCCTCCGTTTTCTTCATAGGCGGTTTTCATGTTCCCCAGTTTTTCCTTTGCCGTTTCGGTCGCTGCCGACATGACATTATGAACTGTGTCCTTTACGCCGTTGAATACTTTCGAGGCTGCTTGTCCTATGGTGCTGTTTTTTATGCTGTCACCGATTTCCTTGACCTTATTTGTGACCGCCTCTTTCGCTTTCGTGAATGCTCCCGTGATGCTCTCTTTGATTGCATTGAATTTTTCTTTGATATGCGACCATAATTTTGTTACGGCTTCTTTTGCCTTATCCCAGTTTTTAATCAACAGAACTATTGCTGCGATAATTGCTGCGATAATTGCCACAACTCCGACCGTTTGCAGAACTTTCAACGCTACTCCGAACGCTGTCGTTGCTGCGGTCGCCGTGGTCGTTGCTGCCGTGTGTGCTGTTGTCGCTACTGTTCCGGCTGCTGTGGCTGCGGTCGATGCCGTATCTGCTGCGGTCGTTGCTGCCGTGGCTGCTGTCTTTGCCGTAATCTTTGCGATTATCTTTGCAGCTCCGGACACAAATTTCTGTCCGGTCGTTACCGTGTCAGAGATTCCCTTTGCCACTTTTCCGAATCCGATTGACAACGGACCGATAGCAGCGACCACAAGACCGACTTTGAGGATGGTTTCTTGCTGTGCCGGAGATAGTGACGTGAACCATTTTGTCAACTCTTGAATCTTTCCGGTCAATTTTTCAATCATAGGTGCTGCGGATGTCTGTGCTGTGGATGCCAGTGTCGACAACGCCAGTTTTGCGTTGTTCATTGCAACCTTTGCATTATCAATCGGGTCGAGAGTTCCGTTGTAGGTGTCCTCGACCGTCGTTCCGTATTCCTCCATTGATGACGACAGACTGGTGAGGTCGATTCGATTCTCACGAATCGCCTTTGTCATTTCTGCTGCACCTTTCTTTCCAAACAGTTCCGTTGCAATCTGCATCGCCTCGGTCTCTGTTTTTGCGTTCTTGATGCTGCCGATGGTCTCTGACAACGCCTCGTCCATTGATTTTCCCTCTGCTGTGGCGTTCTGTAATGCCTTTTTAAGACCCGCCATTGCTTGAGTTGAATCAACACCGTTTGCATCGAATTGAGCCATCAAATTGATTGCTTGAGGCAATGACAGACCCATTTCTTTGAACGCTGCGTTGTTATCAAGTACATTTGATTCAAGCGTGTCAACGGAGATTCCGGTTTCCTGTGCCTTTGCCGTGAGCAATCCTAACAGGTTTCCCGTCTGTGATGCATCCACGTTCCACGCTTTCATGATTTTGTCGACTTGGTCAACTGACTGTGTGACGTTTGTTCCATTGATTGTTGCAAACTGTATGAACTGTTTTGAGGTCTTTTCAAGTTCCGTTCCTGTTGTATGGAATCTTGTGTTGACTTCTCCGATTGCCTCGCCTACCGTCGACATATCCTCCGGCATTGTGCCGAAAACATTATCCGCAGACTTTGTCAATCCCTCAAGTGCCTCTCCGGTTGCTCCGGTCTTTGTCACTATGGTGTCATATCCCTCGTCGAGTTCTTTGAACGCTGCAATAGATGCTGCACCGATGCCCGCAATTCCGGCAGAGACAACCGACATTTTCTTTCCGAAACTTTCCATCTTTGTTCCCGCCGTATCGCAAGCAGTCGCAAATTTTTCAAGTTTATTGTCTTTTAACTGTTCATTAACATTTTTCAGTTCTGCCTCCATATTCATGAGGGCAGTCTTTGACTTTTCTGTCTTTACTGTCTGATTTGCAAGAGCCGTCTCTGTTTTCCCGATTGCTGTTTCATTTGCCTTGTACTCCTGTTCGAGTTTGTCTAATTCCTCTTTTAAGGCTTTTGACTGCTCGGAGTTCTTCCCCGTCTCCTCTGTCGACTTTGCATAGGCTTCTTTCGCAGCGTCAATCTTTCCCTTGAGTTCCTCCTGCTTTGTTTTCTGTTCTGACAGTTTCTTTGTCAACTTTTCCTGCTGCTCACTATTTAACTGCACAATGCCTTTCTGCACCGTGATTTTTTGAGTGAGCGATTCGGCTTTTGCCTTGAGGCTGTCTGTTTCCGAACCGAACAACTTTGCTTTCGTTGCTGCCGTCGTATATTCCGCAGACAGGACTTTCATTTGTGCTGCTGCCGATTTCATTTGTGACTGGTAATCACTTGAATTTGCAGAAATTTTGACGCTTGTATAAGCCATTCGGTCGCCTCCTCTCTTACTGATTTTCGTTGATTGTGTCTAATTCAAAACGCAAGTATTCCAACAACGTGACAATGTTTTCTTTCATGCACTGACTGTATGAGTTTTTCAAAAGCCGAATCGCAATTTTTACAACACGGTCGACAATCTCCCCGCAGACTTTCCATTGATTTTCCTCCGGTTCTTCCGGCTCGTCCTCATACCCGTTTTCACGGTCGTATTCGTCAAATGCGGACTTTTCTTTCTCCACCTGTTCAACCTCGACAATGTTCAATAGTTTCTCTGCAATTATGTTCTGCATCACAAAATGAACCGTCTTGATTGCCGTTAGAAAATCAATCACATCAATCTCCCCGATTTCCGCAAGCGTCAATTCATTTCCGAATAACTCCTGCACTATCTTTGTGTTGAAAAACATCACTCCGGAAATCTTTTCCGTGCTGTTTTTCTCCATGAGACTGATATATTTTTTGTACTGCTCCACTGTTATGGAGTTGATAAAATATCTTTTCCCTCTGCAAGTGACCTCTATTTCCGGTATCACTTGCCACTCTGAAAATTTTTCTCTATCTTCTCCATGCGTTTGGTGAGTTCTTCCCCGATTCCTGCGTCAATGAACTGGAACTCAAGAATCAAACCTGCTGCATCCAGTCCGGTCTCCGGATTCTTTAATTCCTCAACGGTGAACTGGTCTCCGTATGCTTTGCAGACAAACATCGCCATTATTTCAATGTCCTGTTTTGTATATCTCGGATGTGCGTCAATCTGCTCCGCAATATCGAGATACTCCGTGTATGTATCAATCGACATTTTCGGCATTGTGAACTCTTTGTTGCTGATGATGATTTTTCTTTTCATGGTTTATCCTCCTGTTATATATCCCTTGTTACGCTGCTGCGTCGTTCTTTTCCTGCACCTTTGAAAACCAACTCTTGATTGCTTCTGCTGCCTTTGTGTTCTCTTTCACAAGATTTGATTCATCGACCGAAATCTCATACGCATTGTCAAGACTTCTCTCGTAGAATGAACCCTTGATGCTCTTTGTTGTCGGAGACAATTTGCCCTCTTTTGTGCTTGCCTCCTCACTGATTCCCTCTGCAAACTTTCCGGCGTATAACCATTTGAAATCATACTTTCCGTTCAGTTTTCTCTCACGCCATCCGACAGCGACCTCCGGTGCTTTGTCGTCGGCTGTCTTAATGAGGAAACCGTTCTCGTATAACTGCCCGAATAAAATCTGTCTGTCCTGTGGTGCAAGTGCATTGACCTCAAGTTCGACCTCTGTTCCCTCGTATGAGTTGATGACCTCCTCCGTTCCGTCATCGGAGTAAATCTTTTCAGAAGTCCATTTTTCATCAACTTTCGCTTTGATTGCTCTTGCCAGTTTCACCGGAGTTCCCGCAACATATCCTGTTGCATCATTCTGTGTGATTTTTGCGATGTAGAAATCCCTACAACCGCATGTTCTACTTCTAACAATCTGTGATACTGTTTCGCTTAATGGTGTTACTGTTTCAGTCATGTCTATTCCTCCATTTCATAAAATTTTGAAAATCTTTGTGCTTTCATATAGATTCCGTCCTCCGGTTTGGAATCGTCTCCGTTCCTGCCCTCAAACGAAAAGCCTTTTTCTTTCATGAGTTTCTTGATTTCCCTCGCAAGTTCAACCTCGTCACTCTCCGAAAAAATAGTGACCTGCAATGACAGCGTCACTCCCTCCGCATCATCATCCGAAAAGTTCTCGTCGACTTCTCCCAAATCCCACAAGGTCACATGTGTTTCATGGATGTCCTTGTCATACCACCCTTGCATGACAGTGATTCCCCTGTCTGAAATCTGCTGCAACGCATCCGATGCGTCTTTTATGATGTCCGGACTGTTCACGCTATCACCTCATTTCATTGTGTTATCTAAATAGGATTGATACTCCTGTTCTGCGATTTTTTGCAGTTCCGCATCTGCCTCACGCCCTGTCGCATAGATAAATTCTTGAGGCGGTCTGTAAATAGTTCCCCAGTTAATGAATTTCACATAAAAGTGTTCACTATTATCCGACTTTTCCCATCCGACATCCGCTGACGCTCCGGTGTCTTTCACCTTGACCGCCCCCAGTGGAACGCTGTCCGCTGCGTGTGATGTGACCGATGATTTTGAGCCGAATCCTCGACCGCTCAACTTTATATCTGCCGATTTTGGAATCTTCCCCGACATAATGCGTTTCACGACTGGTTCCCCCTGTTCAACAATCTTTTTGTTGACTGCTCGGATGTCCTCGTCGCTTGCTGCATCCTCAAATGCTTTCATGAGTTCTTTCAAGCCTTGAAATTCCATTTCAATTTTCATCGCATCCCTCCGGTGTCAGATTATGACACTATGCTCCCGCTCTACATTTCAACTGGTATTTCCTGTCGTCCGTGAACATTGGAGACGCATCATATATCTTGAACTCAACGCCTTTGTACACCGCATAGAACTCTTTCAAGTTCAGTCGGATTTCTTCCATCTTGTCGCACGTTCGTGTCTCAAAAACGATTGTGTTTTCAAGTCCGGTCTGCAAGGCTGTGTATTTCTCATTTGTTCCCAAACTCTTGACCTCGCACCAACAGGAATAAAACTCCGTTTCCTCCTGCTGCCGTCTGCCATCAACAACGCTCGACACCTTGCGAATTATCTTGATTCTGCCTGTCATTGTGCTGCACCTCCGTATATTTCTTTCAAAAGCATTGAGGAGGCAGCAGAGGCAAGCAGTTTCGTGTCGCTCCGGTATTTGTCACGGTTGTCGTAGAGTTCTTTCACGGATATAAATGCAAGCAGCTTTTGACGGCTTGTGAGGCTGTACTGGTCGAAATTCGGAATCAGTTCCGTCATTTCCTGCATGGTCACATCAAACATCAATTCAAGGATTTCCATGTCGTCATCATAGTCGATGCGACAATATACCTTGCATGTGGCAATCAGACCGTCTCTGTATTTCTCTTTTTCTTCATCCGTCATGTTTTTCACCTGCTTTCAATAGCAGGACGGATTCACCGCCCTGCTGCCTTGTTACCCGTTGACAATCTCTGTGATTTCACCCTTGATGACTGCATCCTTGTCAACTGCCTGCACATCGAAACGGTCACGAACCTTGAGACCTGTCATGTCCTTATCCCATAACCCCGCACCTTTGTCATTGAGGTCGATTGTCAGAACATTTCTGTCAAAAAGTGTGATAGCCTCTTTCAAGTCACCGCAGAAAACAGGGTGCTTGTACCCGTCGATTGTACGACCATCGCTGTTCATAATCGGTGTAGACTTGAGCGTTTTCTTTGACAGTTTCACGATTCTGTATTCCCCGAAAAGCATTTTTCCCTTTGTCTGCTGTGTCGGGTCTTTCTGCAAAATATAGTTTCCATCCTTGTCCTTTAACTTGTCGAGGTAGTTGAAACCGCTCTGATTTGTGATGACGATTGAGGATTCTGCAATCGCAGGGTCTAACTGCTCATTGAAAATATCCTTGAGGCTGTCGAGATTCTCCACTGTGACCTCTTTTCCCTTTGTCATTTCGTTGAGTACCTTGAGAATCATTGCGTTACGGGTTGCCTTTGTCTTTTTCGCAATCCATTTGTTGATGTACGCCATGATGTTGGCTGCTGTGTCCTCAAGCAGTTCGGCGGTCATCTTGAGGATTCCACCTTTTTTCTTGACCTTGTACTCAATCGGTAAAAATTCCGGCTCGTCCATCTCCGGAAAATCCGCAGCCTCATCCACGTTGTCGAACGGTGTTGATTCTGCATCAACCTCAATGTTTCGTGTTCCTGTCTTTGTCACAACTCCCTCAACATTGACATACTGCTCAAGGTTGTCGGATGAACGACGCAGTTCGATGATGTCTGTTCGGATGTCCTCCGGAATAGTCACGCCGATTCCGACCTCTCCCTCACTTCCTGCGGTTGTGCCGGATGTGAGTGCGTTCTTGTACACCTCAACATCTGCCTCGTCTGCCTCTCTGTGCAGGAATCCCGCTTTTACGATGTTGACGAACGCTTTCACAAGGTTCTTTTTGTCAACCTTTTTCTCACCGCCGACCTGCTTTGCAGTGCCTTTGTTGACCTTGTCCTCAATACCGCCCTGCTCGTCCTCGTCCAAATCATAGAGGAGGTCGAATCTGTTCTGTAACTCCTTGAGTTCTTCCTTTGCTGTCTTTGCCTTGTCGAGTTTTCCGTCGTTCACAAGGCTCTTGACTTCATTTTTCTTGTCGTTAATCTGTTTCAATAACTTCTGTAATTCCTTATTCATGACTTTCTGTCCTCCATTTCTTACATACCGTAAAGGTATAAATCATCGAGAATCTCCCGTTTTTCTGCCTCGATTCTCTGTTCCTCTGCCTGTGTTGCTGCACTGTTTCTCTTTTCCAGTTCTGCAAGCACCGCATCGACAATGTTTTCTTTTTCAGTTCTCTTGAGTGCCTCCGGAATATTGTTGTATTTCTCAAAATAGTCGGATGCACACGCTGCGACTGCTGCCTTTTCTTCGATTTCGACATCGAAATACTGCTGCATCTTCTTACTGTCGAACCACGTCTCATTGCTCATGAGGCTCTGAATCTTGTCTCTTGTGACACCCTCCTGCACATGTTCCATGTAAACGTCAAGGATTGAATCCTCGCAGAGATTCAACTGTTTTATTACTGCCTTGAAATCGTCTGCGTTGCCGTATGCCATGCACAACGGTTTGTGGATCATTGCTTGTGCCCCTGTTGCAAAATGCAGTTCGTCGCAAGCGAACATGATGACCGATGCGATAGATGCAGCCATTCCGTCGACATAGCCGACTTTGTGTCCGTCGTATCGTTTTAACTGGTTATAGATTGCCAGTCCTGCAAATACGTCTCCACCTCCGGAATTGAAATAAATATCAATGTCCTCATAGCCATCTAACTGGTTGAGAAAATCTGCGATGTCCTGCGGGCATCTGTCCTCCTCGTACCACATGGATTCCCATGTTGCCGATACAATGTCACCGTAGAAATACAAGGAACATCTGCTCTGTTCCTCGTCCTGCTCTAAATCCAAATAGCCGACATTTTCGACCTTTCCGCTGCGTTTATTCTTCTTTGTGAAATCAAAACGTCTCTTTGGCATGATTATTCACCTCCCTCCTGTTCATCCTCGTCCTCTGCCTCGTCGGTTTCGTCCGGTTCTGTTGCTGTGTCCGGCTGCTCTGTGTCCGGCTCTGTCTTTTCTTCCGGCTGCTCCGGTTCCTCGGTTTCATCCGGTTCGGATGCACCTTTCAAATATGCTGTTCCCGCCATAGTCAACGGAACGATGCTGCCATTTGCAAACAGAACATCGCCTCCCTCCGCATCTTCCATGTCGAGTTTACGTCTTGCCTCATTCGGTTTGATAATCATTCCCCCGACACCGTTTCTCAAATATTCCATCTGCGTTTTTGAATCAGTGCGGAACAATACCTTTTCGTTGAATTTGTAATAATATCCGTCGTCCGCATCTTCATCCGGCAGTATTTTGAAATTGATTTCCTCCTCATACTGCTTGATTATGAACAGTTCTGTGTCGACGTAGAATGATAACTGCTGCATTTCGCTGTTACTGTATGACGACTTTGAATAGTCGTTGATTTGATTCGGTTTCACCCCGAACGCTCCGGCGATTTGCAGTGCATTGTATTTTTTCAGTTCAAAGAACTGCGAATCTGTCAGTTTGATGTCGAGAGGTGTGAGTTTCATCCCCAACGGAACAGGCAGGATTTTTCCTGTATTCTTCGCCCCGCTGCCGAACTCCTCAAACGACTTAACAAGTGCTGTTTTCGCTTTTTCGTTCAGTTCTCCGGTATATTCAAGAGTTGCCTTTGCTGTCAGACCACTCTCATACAAGTTATTCATGAACGCCTGTGATTCGGATGCACCCGCAACCGTGTCTCTCAATATCTGCTGCACTGGTAGTCCTGTGATTCCGTCAAAACTGAATGATGTTTTGAAGTGCATGACCTCGTCTGTACTGAACACATATTGACGACCGGATGTCGGGTCTGTGTAGACATACCACAAACGCCCAACTCCTGCGAATATTCCCGCATCGTCAACGACTATCTGCACACAATTTGACTGCATAACCCACAAATCAACGACTTTGATTTCACCGCCGTATTTCTTGCGGTCAAACTTCTTTCTCATGTACACATAGGCGTTTCCGTAATGGTTGCGGTTGATTTCAACCGTGTTCCAAAATGTCGTTGGTGTCATAAACGGATTCGGTCTTTTTGAGAGCAGCTTCGATGTGTCCGTCGCCTCTGCCTCAATGATTCCCTTGTCCGTTTTCTGATAATATTTGATAGGCATTTTCGCAAGGGTCTCCGACAGCATCTTGAGACATGTGAAATATGTGACCTCTGATGTCGGTTTCCCTTTTCTTTTCAGTCCTATCCGCTCAAGGAACGACGGTGAGTTCAGTGTCACAACGCCTCCGCTGTCCTGTGGTTCACCTCTCCACCAATTTGAAATTTTCACTCCTAATCTCTGAAACGGATTCATTTATTTCTCACCGCCTTTCTTCATGTATTTTTCAAATTGCTCAAGCCATTCATTGACAGTCTCATTCACATCCGGACGGTACTCCTCTTTCATTGCGTGTTTCCATGCGTCGATGATAGCGTCAATCGGGTCGATTCTCTCTGTCGTGATGTCTTTGTCAATTTTTATTTCGCCGTAGTTGTTTGAGATGGTCTTTGCATTTGCAATAGACCACACAAGCAAACTGTCGACAGGAACAACAATCTTGTTTCCCTCTTTTCCGACCTCCATTCCCTCGATTTCCACATTGCCCGCCAAAATCTCAAGTCTGAAATCAACCGTCGCATCGTTCAACTCTTTCGCTGTCTGTGTGACAGAGATTGAATCGAATCCCAATGCCTCAAGGTCTGACAGGAACGCCGATGCGTTGTGCGGGTCATAACAAATCAACTGCGGTTTGAGGTCGTATTCTTTCACCAAATCCTCAAGATATTTGATGATGTATTTGTAATCTGTCTTTATTCCTCCCAGTGTCTCGGTCACTGTCACAAGACCCTTTTCAATCCATACGTCATAGGGTACTTTGTCGGTCTTGATGTGTTCGTCCACCCTTGAGGACGGAATGAACGAATGTGTGTGTACAAAATATTTCTTTATTCCGTCAATCATGAACGGAATCACGATTGCGATTGATGTCAAGTCGCCTCCGGATGACAGGTCGACCCCGACATAACATTTTGACCCTCTGAAATTCTTGAGCGATTTCAGAACGGCACATGCTTTCCATTTTGCGATGTCCTTGATATACAGTGAATTTGACCACTGCATCCACATGTTTAACTGCTTTACGAGGAAATCTCTCAAGTCCTCCCCGCCCATATCACGGGCGGTATGTGCAATCGGTATGAGGTTTTCAAGAGCATCCCTGTCAAATTCAAGAATCGGGTTCGCTTTTATCCAGTTCTCCGGAACATATCTGTCGTCATGCTCATCCATCTGTGCGATATATACGAACTGACTGTCGTTTTCAAAAACACCCTTTAACAGATTGCAGCAATATTCATACAATTTATAACAGGGTGATTTGAGGTCGAACCCTGCTGTCGTGATGACCGAAATCAACGCCGACTTGAGTTTCTTGATACCTCCCTCAAGCAGCTTGTACATCTGATTCGTCTTGTGTGCGTGATACTCGTCAACAATTCCCAAATACGCACGGTGTCCGTCAAGTGACTTTGTATCACCGGACAACGCTTTGATTTCTGAATGTGTCAACAGACAGTCAATCGTGTGGTTGTGGTCATGCACTTTGAACCATTCCGACAAATCCTCGTCCGAATTGATGAATTTTGCGACCTCGTCAAAAACAATGTTCGCTTGGTCTTGCTTGGTAGCCGTACAAAAGATTTTTCCGTACTTGTACCCGTCAAAATTCCCGTAATAACATGCCAAAATACCGTTGATGAACGATTTTCCGTTCTGTCTGCCTAATTGCACATAAGACGTTCTGAACCGTCTGTATGATTTTTCCTTTGTTCTCCACCCGTTGAGTGACCCTAAAATAAAGCACTGGAACGGATATGCGGTCACATGCTCGTTTTCTTCGCCCTCTGCAATGGTCAATTCCTCTGCGAAATTGATGATTTCCTCTGACTTTTCAACGTCGAAATAGTATTTGTACGGTGCTGCTTTCGATTTCTCAATGTCGTCGAGGTGTCTTTGACATGCAAGTCGGACATATTCTCCGGCTGTTATCTTGCCCGAAACAACATCAAGGGCGTATTGTGTGCAGCGGTCTTGTGTTTCTCCTGCTTTCGCCATACCTTAATTTGCATATTTCGCAAATTTATTCTCCGGCTTTTGCTGCTGTGGTTTCGGTACGACCAAACGGCAGCGTGAGGAGACTGTCAATCCGAAATCCGATGCTCCCTGTCTGCACTGTTTCATGCAACGGTCTTGAATAATCATGAGACGCTCACGTTCACCGTTCACGACCTGCCTTGTACCGACCTGCACACGTTCTTTTTCTCCCGTGTCCGGATTCGTCTTTGTCTCATATACCGGAACATCCTCCATCAATGGAGTTGCTCTGATTTGCTGCGTGATTTCGATGTACTGGTCTTGTGCAATGAGCAATCTCGCCAGTGCATCGCAGTCAACATTCGCAATCAGTTTGATTTCAAGTAATTCTTTCGCAATCTTCCGGAACTTTTTCTTTTGCTCCGGTGTCAAATATGACGGAGGTTTCACTTTGTCGTTCGGTGCTACAACCTCGGCGTTTTTTCGTGCCTCAATTTCTGCTTTTGTGAGGTGTTTTCGCCCGTTCATAACAACCAAATCCGTGGGTTGTCTCTGTCCTGCCATGTAGCAACAAACCCCCTTTCCGTCAACATTTCAGTGATTTTGTGTCACATTCTGACACCCCTTTCGGATGTACCTTTCTACTGAAATTCCCGTGGGGAGTTTTCTCCAAACAAAAGAGGGGGTGCGACTAGAAATGAATCGCACAAAACTTTTTTATATCCCCCTGCCTCTCGAAAGTGGTACTCAATCAGTGACCTCAACTGTTTCTGTGTTGCTCTCATGCTCGCTTTGCTCTGCTTATACAGAGCAGTGATTGTGTTGTGTGTCTTATGGTTGAGAGGTATGAGGTTGAACGGATTCAAGCGTTGTTCCCAGTCGTCCTCAAGTTCAACTATGTGGTGTACTGGTTCGCATGTGAGTAGTTCATTCTCGACATACAATGCGTATATATCCACGTTGTCATAGACCTCAATGATACGCTCCCGCATCGCCCGCCATTCCTTTGACACATAGAACTCGGCTGCTCTCTTGTCTCGCCGTGTGTTGTTGTATATCATGTGCCTCGACTGCTGCCGTTGCTCACATTCCTCGCACATCTTTACTGACTGTGGAATCAACTTGCCACACCTGCATGATTTCAAAAGCATCTGCGTTCTCCTCTCTTCATTGGTTCTCCTGTCCTGTTATCCACAAGAGGCGGGCAGTTATGCACATTACTGTGTACACTTACCCGCATATAACAGGAGGGCAAACAGGCAAGAAAAAAGCGACTGCATATCTGCAATCGCTCGTCTCAACTGTTCACGCTAACATATTATCACGTTTATTTTGCCTTTTGTTCACCCACTTTTTACCCCTATTTTCACCCTCATTTCACCCTGTTTTCACTCCGTTTTTATCATTTTCAATCGCTTTTGCACCGAATAATTTGATTGACAGGCGTTGAACCATGACCTTGCACCACTTTTTCGGTGAGTTGCGTCCGCATCCTGTCTCCCTCACTATATCCTCGTATGTCTTGCCCTTGATATAGACTGCCTCAAGTGTGTCGTACTTGTACCCCTCACCTGCTGCCTCTGCATCTTCTTTGAGCGATGCAAGAGCCTGTTTGAGATGCTCGAACAGAATGACCGTCTCTGCACGGCACTCTCTGACCGATTGCAGGAACGCTCTTTCTGCTGATATGTTGTATTTGTCTATATCCGGCACTTGAGAGGTCTCTGATACCGCCTCTTTGATGTACCGCTCCATTTCACGATAATTCTCAAGATATAGCAAGGTTTTTTCAATGACCGTCTGCTCCTTTTCCTCTTTCATGCTTTTTCCTCGCTTTCTGCTTTCTTCTCATAGGCAGACCGTGCATTTTACGCCAGTTATTCGTGTTTTTGCGATTTTTCGCATCTCTCAAAC